AGGATAGATATGATATTTGAATCCTTAATGCGTTCAAACAAAATCTTCTTAGAAATCGGAACCCTAATCAATTCATCAATTTTTCTAGCTAGCGGTCTTGCCCCCATCTTGCTATCATAGCCCTTAGCTGCCAAATATTCTATGACTGGTTCACTAAGATTAAGAGTAATGTTGTGCTTGTCTAATAAAGCTTTCTTGATATCTTCAGCAAACTTAATAACAATCTTCTTTATAGAGAGTGTGTCAAGTTTCTTGAACTTGCAAATCATATCTAAGCGGTTTCTAAACTCAGGCTTAAAGAAGTCCTTAAGCGCCTTATCATCTTCTCCGGTCTTTTCCATAGCACCAAAGCCAATATTGTTGCGCTCACTATCAGCACTACCCAAATTACTAGTTAGGATGATGATGCAATTCTTGCAACTAACTTCCTTGCCATTAGAACCTGTAATACGACCTTCATCTAACATCTGTAAGAAGATGTTAAAGATATCTGGATGAGCTTTTTCCACCTCATCAAACAACATTACAGCGTGAGGATTCTTACTTAGATCGGACACCAGTCGGCCACCTTGAACTTGTGAGTCGCCAAAGCCAACATATCCCGGAGGAGGACCAATTAATGACGATACTGAGTGCTTTTCACTATACTCACTCATATCATACTTGAGTAAGGGCATATCTAAATTCTTGCTTAACAACTTAACAAGTTCAGTCTTACCTGTGCCGGTTGGTCCTAAGAATAAGAAACTTGCTGTGGGTTTAGTTTCATTTCCAATTCCAGCAAACGAAACATATACACGCTCAAGTACCTTCTCTACAGTTTCATCTTGACCATAAAGCTTGCTCTTGATATTAACATCAAGATTACTGATCTTATTAAGATTGTCACCTGCTAATTTGTCAGCAGGAACTCCTGTGTACTTTTCAATTTGATCATAAATCAACTTCTTGTCAATAACAGCATCTTTATTACCAAGAACCTTTTGTTTGGCGCATGCCGCATCTAATAAATCAATAGACTTATCAGGGTTCTTTTTATCATGAATGTATCTGCTTGCGCCGTCGACGGCAGCCTTAATAGCTTCCTCTGTAATAGCGACACCATGAAAATCATTAAGACGAGAAGATATACCGCTAAGAATTCTAACCGTCGTTTCCGGTGAAGGCTCATCAATGCTGATCTTAAAGAACCTACGCATAAGCGCACGATCTTTTTCAAAGCTTTCATAGAACTCTTCCCAAGTTGTAGAAGCAATTACCTTTAAATCACCCTTAGTGATAGCAGGCTTCAGCATATTGGCAAAGTCAACTGCGCCGCTGTTACCAGCATTGCCAGCACCCTTCATAGTATGGGCTTCATCGATAAAGAGAATAGCATTTTTCTTAGTTCGCAACGCCTCTAGTACATGCTTTACCTTTTCTTCAAAGTCACCGCGATATCTAGAGCCAGCAAGTAATGAACCCACTTCTAACGAATATAATTCATATCCTTTTAAAAAGTCAGGTACTTCATCCTTAACAATAGCAAGCGCAATACCTTCAGCGATAGCAGTCTTACCAACACCGGGATCACCAACCATCAACACATTGGACTTGAATCGTTTTGCTAGCACATTGATAATATCGTCAATTTCTTGAATTCGACCAATAACTGGTTCAATCTTATCTTGTCTAGCCAATACAGTTAGATTAGTAGTATATTCTTGCAAAATTTCATCAGCTTGGGTATCAGTTAGGTTAGTAGCATAGTCACCGCCCTTATAAGTTTTCTGCCAATGCTGTACGAACTCCATTTTGTTAACGCCGTATTTCAACAAATAGTAATGAGCGTGGCTGTTACCCTCAGCACAAATGCTTAGGTAAAGATCAATAGTTAGTACTTGTTTCCGACCGGTAAACAGAACCTGCGTTACCGAACGGTTCATTACTCGTTCTAGCGTATTAGTTTTCTTAGGCTGCGTGTTTGGTTCTTTAGCTTCAATTGAATGTAGAGCATTAAGATAGTGTGTCATTTCCCCAATCATTGCATCAGTTTCAACACCAAAAGATGTTAGACTCTTTTTAAAAGGAGAGAATGAGACTAATGCCAAACACAAGTGTTCTACTGTTACATACTGATGGTTTCTCTCCTTTGCAAGAGCAATGGACTGTTCAATGATGTTTTCAATTTCTGGGCTAGTCTGCATGTTTATCCTTATACACTTATTTATTTCTCAAATGTTCAATACTATCTATTATAGATTTATCTATAATATCAGGAATAATAGCGTTAAGCAAGATTATCTGGTCTCCGTACTGATTAGAATTAAGTATGGGCATACCTTGCCCTGCTAATTTTAATTGATGGAATGGTTGTGTTTTGGGTTTGACAGTAACTTGCAATTTTTTACCCGAAATAGTAGTAAAATCAAAGCTAGTCCCAACAATCAAATCTAGTACTGATATGGTGTGAGTGCATACCAAGTTGTGATCTTGTCTATCAAATTTCAAATCAGGCATCACTACAAATTCTACCATTAATATACCATTCTCAATGATATTCTCATATCTAATTTGGTTGCCAGTATGAACACCCTTAGGTATGTCCAAAGTAATAATATTAGTTCCGGTATTAGTTTGCACTTTAAGCATTTGTTGTGAGCCATTGAATGCATCTAAAAGTGATACGTTGACCCTAGTTCTAAAAACTTGCTTTTGATTACCTCGCTGGCCTGGTCCAAACGGACTATTTTGCCCAAATACCTGAGCAAAAATATCACTTACATCTACACCGTTTGTTGAGAAGGCAAACCCGTGAGGTCCACGATTCATACCTCCCATACCCGGAGGCGGAGGATTGTCGTACTGCTGCCGTTTTTGTGGGTCACTTAGTGTTTCATAAGCAGTTTGCAATTCTTGAAATTTAGCAGTCTCACCGCCCTTGTCGGGATGATGCTGGCTAGCCAGCTTACGATATGCTTTTTTTATTTCTTCGGGCGTAGCTGTCTTGGCTATCCCTAATGTCGAATAATAATCCATGCGCTATTATAACAAAGAATTGTTGATATGTCAAATTAAGGCGGACGAGTTCCAGATGCAGAGGATATAGTTGTATTATCATAAGAATTATCTGTTTTATTAACCGATACAAATTTCTCCGACGCGGTAAATCCCAAACCTGCAACTACAATATACATTAAGGAATTATACATATTAGCATCTACTGCTAGTTTAAAAAACATATTACCAATAAATCCTACAGCACATAGGGTAAAGGATAATAAGGTAATAACTCTTTTTGAGGATAACGATTTATTATGCCCATCTTGTAGCATAGACCTTAATATTTTTCGCATATTAAATCCTCGCTAATGCTTTTAGATTCCTAATATACTCATCATCTTCATATAGCTTTTTTGTAGGAAGATTTGCTCTAGTTCGATATTCGTTTAACTCTTTTTCTTTTTCTACTTTTTCTCTATACTCATGAGGCGAAAGTGTCATTACTTGCTTTAATACTTCTGGATCGGCATCGTACTCCTCATCATTAATTTCTACCGTCCAGTCTTTTAATTTAAGATCAGTTAGCGTATATAAATCTTCTAATATTTCGCAAATCCTGTCAGGAGTAGAGGTTCTGCGATTTGTTTCAGCAAACACTAGCCACTTGCCTGGCTCAATTTCGCCTTGACTTACACTAGCATCTAGTATCCAATCATACCCAACTTCTAACCACTGTACTAAATCTTGTGCTGCCGCTTTAGAATGTACTACAAATGCAATAGTAACTACATTCGCATCTTTGCCCATCTTAGCAGCATACTCATCTACTGTGATAGTATCTTCTATTTGATCTACAAAGTCCCGGTAATCTAATCCTTCATTAATTTTTCTAGTCATAGATTACAATCCTGTTGCTGCGGCTGTTCCAGCTGGCATTGATCCGGCTGGACCAGGACCAAATGAGCCTGTCTGTTGACTATTATTACCGTGCATATGTTCTTTATCAAGATCCTCATCATATGCATCCTGAATATCTGCTAAATCAATAGTTTGACCTGCCAAATCGATAGAACCTTCCTTAATATCATCCATTAAGTCCAGTGGCACTGTGATCTTAACAAACCAAATCTTTCGTTGCTTCATTCTAGGATACTTAGTACCCGGAACAAAGTCATCATAATTAGTAATTTCGACAGGGACCTTGATATCCGATTTAGCAAATTCTACTTTGCAACCTAACGCAAGTAATCGTTTTGCTCCGCGCGGATCTGGCATTAGCTTATAAGGCCACATAAACACACAAGTAACATCATAGCGACCTAAATTTGGTCCTTGAACTAGTTCACCTGATAACCAGTTATTATAGGCATATAAATCAGCGTCATCTAGTACCCGTTCAAAGTCCAGCAAAATGGACATAGATCCATCGCTTGTATAAATTCCCTTTACGGTACTAATTATACTAACGTAGTCTACGCTGTTAAACCAATCATCTGCGACTTTATGAACCATACTAGTATTTATCTCTTTAAGTTTTTGCGACGGAATACTCTATCGGCTAACAGTATATTTATCTAACATTTGGAATACATCAGTACTCAATTATTACACAATCTTATCTACTTAAATACTTGTGCCGATAGATTAAAAGGAGACTAAATTGAGCAAAAGAAAAACCGGAGCCTTACGAAAAGAACAAAACAACAAGAAAATGCAAAAAGTTACAACATACTACGGTAATGAAAGCAATAACACAATAGACTTTAATCAAGTTCATAGAGTTAAAAAGCCGATAGAACTCGTCCCTCAATCAGTAAACCAAGAAAATTATATACTAAATCTTATGGATGATTCCAAAGATATAGTAGTAGTGTATGGTCCTGCGGGATCGGGTAAAACTTACTTAGGTATGCTTGCTGCACTAAAATCACTCAGACAAGGAGATTGTAAAAAGATTATTTTGACTAGACCGGCGGTAGCAGTAGACGATGAAAAACATGGATTTTTACCAGGTGATCTTAATAGTAAGATGGAACCTTGGGTAAGACCGTTGCTAGATATTCTTAAAGAATACTATTCTATGAAAGAAGTCGAATACATGCTCAAAGAGCAGATAATAGAAATTACTCCACTGGCGTTTTGCAGGGGTAGAAACTTTAAAAATAGCTGGGTAATCTTAGACGAGGCTCAAAACGCCACACCATCACAAATTAAAATGCTAATGACTAGAATTGGAATTGGCAGTAAAATTGTGATCACCGGTGACGTAGAGCAGACCGACCGTAGAACCAAAGATAATGGCTTACTAGATTTGACTTATCGCTTGACAGAAAATCCTGTAGGCGAAATCGGCTTAAGTAAATTTGAAGTAAGAGACATTAGACGCCATAGAATCATTGAAAAGGTATTGAAACTTTACGACTAAGGCTTCAGATCGTCTTTAGCTTTTAGTGAGATAGGGGCTTCCCTCTCTAATTGAGTAATTAGAGGGGGGTAGACTCCCTTATAATATTCATTTAATTTGTCAAAGTCGGTGTCAATTTTTTTGCCTTCAATGTTGCACTTTTCAACTTTTTTAAGTGCATAATCTACAATGATGTTACAGGTAGATACATCGGCAGGCTTGACTCGCTTGGCTATTCTGACTTCTTCATCAATTTGTCCACCGGGCTTTCTAAAAAATGTAATCAATAAGTATCGGATAATATTCTCCTTTATAAAGTAGTAAGTTCAACTAGCAACGCTGCTAGGGCTATTTCAGGAATACCAACTAATGGAAGATTTGCTAGACCATTCCTGATATAAATGATCGCTGCATCTCGCTTTTGATTTGTATCACCCCACAGGTCTAGATTATCATATGTCCATTTGCAAACATCTTCAATCCTAGTAGGATACAACGAGATATACTGCATCAACTGCTTTCTACCGTCAGCTATATTACCGTTCTTGAATAGATCAGTAGCTTGGATTAATAGATCATCTTCACTTTGACCTTCTTTAGCGATAGGCACTAGCTTGCCAGAAGTACTAGCCTGTTGTAACCTATTTAAACATTTTCTAAGATCAGGATACGTAGCACGAACATATGTGTCAAGTACATCCAAATCAAAATCAACATTTTCAGTTGCAAGAACCGTTGCCGCTCTAGCAGTAAAATCTACATGATCAGTCTTTGTGATATGAAATTCATGGCAGCGAGACTTAAGTGCTGGAATAATCTTATGCTGATAATTGCAAGTTAGAATGTAACGCACAGTAGAATGATACGCTTCCATATCATTTCTAAGTGCGGCTTGCGATGGCTGAGTTAAATAATCAGCCTCATCTAATAGAACAACTTTAAACTTGCCAAACGGTATAGTCTGCACAAAGCTGTTGATCTTAGTTCTTAGATTTTCAATACCATTCTCACGACTAGCGTTGATCTCTAGGAGATCCCACTCTTCAATCGATAGTTCATTAATCAATACTTTGGCTAGAGTAGTTTTGCCAGTACCGGGATCACCAGATAATAACAAATGAGGAATGGTTTCATTCTTGATCCACCCTTCGACTGTTTCTCGCTGTGTTTGATCTACAAAAACATATTCGTTAACGGTCTTAGGGCGGTACGCTTCAACCCAAAGTTTATTACTAAGATTCATTAAATTACCTTATCGCTCATTGTTTCATCAAAAACAGGTTCATCACTAGTAGCTAAAATGTCTTTTGGATCAACTTTACGAATAATTTTTTCGCCAGTTTCATCTTCAACAAGCAAGCCTCTAGTCCATCTACCATGAGATACTAACACGTATTCGCCTACTTTGATATGTGTTTGGGCAGGTCCAACCGCATAGACTTTAGCCCAGCGAGGTCTAATACCCGAACTCTTCATATCATCATATGGAATAATGATACCTGATCGCGTAATACGTTCATCAAAGTCCATGTCAGTTACGACTACTGTATCATTGATTGGTCTAATCGACTTGAACTTAATAACTGTAAAATTTTGTGTTGCCATTATACACCCTTGTTTTTTGCTTTAATCGCTTCGATCTCTGCATCATCTGCCTGTATATCATTTAAAGCGTTTTCTTGGGCAGTGAAATCAAACTCTGGTTTCTTGGGAGCCGCGACAGGTCTAGCCGCTCTAGCTGAACGGTTGCCTACCGTAGCTGCATAACTTTCGGCTCTCTTTTGATTCATAGTCTTTACTACATTGCCTTTAGAATCAATACTATCGCCCCTAGCATTTATTTTCATACCAGTAGTTTTCCTACCTTCGCCAGCTGGTTGTACACCAACTGCTCGGGTTTGTTCATTTCTAGCCATCAGGGCAGCCATATCAACTCGCTTGCCTTGGGCGCTTCTGTAAATTGCCATAAAAATTCTCCTTATTTTAAAAACTCTTCAATGGGAAGATCATAATGTAAACTATTTATTCTGTGGATCCCTATCAGATAAAGAACAAAACTAGCTACTGAACTACCTCTACCCACCCCCCAAACTACATTGTTTTTACGCATAATATCTACCAAATACTTTAAGTATTTTAATAGAGTAAACATGTTGCGTTCTTGATACATTAACAGTTCTTGACCAGCACGTTGTAACTCATTATCATCCTTACACTGTTCCAGTACCCATTTAGCAATATCCATATCTAGATACTCTTTAGGCATGAACCAACTGTTTTGTAATTGTTTATCAAATTGAGATTTAGAAATGTCAGATAATTTGTATTCTATTAATTTGGGAATATTCTCTAGTTCTAAGTCACTGTTAAACTTGATTGGTTTTTCTACTAATACATTCTCAAGTTTTATTTCTGGATTAGTATAATACAGATTTACTAAATCTGTTTCATCAAATATCATTTGACCATACGAATCTTTTCTCATACATAAAGTATAATACTATTCTTTAGCTTTGTCAACTGGTTCTTTCCAACTTAACCCCATTCTATCCCATGATTTTGGTTCACACAATTTAACGATATTATCTTTAAGTTTGATAGTGTCTGTGATCGACATATCAGATTTGGTCCACCAACCTTTAACAGAAACCATTGTCTCAGCCATTTCACTGACCAATTGAAATCTTACACCCGAAGATATTCCTGAACCAAAATCAATATCTGTTACACTGATTCTACCTTCCATTATGGCATTTAACTTTTGTAAGATAACCATTGCTACCACTTGGCAATATGGTTCTTCTGGAGTCATACAAATCTTTAATCCAGCATCTTGATATTTTTGAATAACATCTACGCGATTACTACTTACTATAACACAATCTTCTAAACAGTGTTCTATGAAGTGATCCATTCTGCATATAGCAACATTTTGTTCGTGCATATTGTCAGTGTAGACTAACATAGAAATGTCAAAGTCATACACGTTTATTAAAAACCTATCTTCTAAATGCACGCCTGTCGCTAGGGTGTAAGATTTAGATATTCTAACATCCATTATTTACTATCTTTTTGTTGAATATTGATCAATGATTGTATGTCTTGTTTTTTAATCATATCATCCATCTTCTTGCTATATGCATCTTTATAACTGTCTATTGCCATCATCAATTGATTTACTAATGCTCTATTTTCAGTCCTGCCTGCAAATGTAAGTTTTGTAGTTAGCGTTGATATAGTAGTCTGCAATTCTTCTAAACTTTTGTCTGACAGGTTACCTATAAAAGGATGCATTATATCACCAGGAACTAAGTGCAGTTCTAGTCCAAATATTAGATCCATTATAACTAGTTGCAGTACATACGTTACTTCCTGTAGTAGCAGTTGTTAAGGTTAATGTCGAACCTGCTGTTCCACTTGAGCGTGTTCCACTAATTGTAATAGTTGAGTTACCAGTAATAATAGATTTAATATAATAAACTGTATTTGCAACTATTCCACCAATCACATACCCAGTAAACAAAATAGGTGCGTTGCTTGCTAAATTAGTAAGGTTGTTTAATAATATTTCATTATTTGATGAATATGTATTAGTTACTAGTACAGGGCCCGCAACTGTAGAATTAAAGCTAGATGTACAAACATACAAATAGTTTGCGTCAACCGCTACTGTACCTTCAACATCGCCTGGATATCCAGTTGGAGGAGGCGTGCGTACTTGCACCTCAGTTGTTTGATATGGTCGATTAGTTGGAGTAATATATAGTGTGTTACCACAGTCTGTTGTAGTAATAGTATAATTTAATTGTGAAACTCCATATGGTGCGGTTACAGTTGCTATGTTAGCAACGTTGGCATAATTTTCTAAAATAGTAACACCGTAGTTATTATTTGACGATATCACCGAAGCCGGGAAAGAAATAACTGCATTAGCATTACTGATAGCTAATTGCAATTGAATTGATTGTTGTGTGCCAGTTGGTGCCCAATTTCCAAACTGTAGCGTAACATTACCTGCTACCGCACCGTATTGTACATCAGCTAATGAAGCATTTACTATTGCAGTACCGGATAAGGCATTTCCCAAATTGTAAGTAGTTGCTCTGAAACTTCTTGTGGCAGCATTACTAATCAATGTATTAGCCATGTCATTATTAAGGGTAGAATTTGCTAATGCTGCTTTTAATACTACATTAGTTTGCAGGTTGGTAATTTCAGTAGCAGCAATATTTAAATTGGTTACTATAGAATTGAAATTATTTCTAAATCCCTGAGAACTTTGATTCTGCCCCGGGACTGGATAATTTACATTGATTCCGTTTGTGTTAATTGTACTCATTTATAATGCTTCCGTAATGTATTTAGTATTAATGATTTGGGAGTATAGTTTTTCTAGGGAACAGCACATAGAAGTCTTTACTATTTGTTGGGTTGGGCACAGGAGTCCCACTAGGTAAATCAGTCCATGCGGGCGGATTAAGTGTATTATTATAATCATATGTAGGTGTCTTATCCACAGTAAATCTATCAATTTCAAAATTAATTTGATTTAGTGCATATGGTTCATTTACCGTATTTACCCAAAGTGTTTGTATATTTTGTGCAATCTGTTTACTGAAGCCCGGCTTTGTATAGCATATTACCCAAGCTGGAGTAAACCCTAAAGTACCGCCATTTTCTTGTTGACTAGTCATCCAAAGTGGTAACACGTTAGAATCATACTCTTGCCCTAACACATCTCCAACTTGCTTACGCATATTTGGTAAAGAATTTGGATATAGTGTTTGTGCTGTTCCTGAAGTTAGGCTAGTATAATAAGTTGGTTGTGATTCTGCATTAGGGAATATATAACTAGTATAAATGTTTACAACACTTGCGTACCATGGGCCCAAAAATAAGTCGATTGGTCTTGGCCATTCAATTACTTTACTAATACTCACGCCTTTTGGATTTACTAGATTATCTATTACTTCGCTGTACACAACTTCATAAATCACATTATCATTAATATCTGTTGCTACGGCAGTTTTAATTTGACCTAATGTTATATAACGCCAATAATGATTCTTTGTAACTGCTGCTACATATTGATTAAAATTACTAGCATATATGCCGTAAGCGTGCATATAAGTTACGGTAGTCGCTACGCCAAAGTTTGGATCAGTTGGTCTGTAAATTGCCGCCGGTGGAATAATGGTTGTGTTGTTCAATAATCCTTCTAATACATAACGCTGATTAAGCGGTGGTGCAGCAGTAATATAAAGAGTGTCTGTTGGTTGTGCAAATTCTTGATATACATTCAGTGTGAATGTTTGTGAAGATTGTACAACTGGTAAATAATTAGGATTAGCAGCATATGCGTTTATAGTAAATGTATAAGTTGATATAGAGCCCGGAGCAATTAGTACATCTTTTGGTTGAAACGCTACCATTCCTGCAATCTCTCCGTTTGGTTGTAATACGAGATTGGGCGGCAACTCTCCAGAGATTATCTCATACTCTAACTCTACGTCACAAGTTGCTTTTACTTGCAGTGTGCTTACCGTTGCATTTGAAATTTGTCCTAAATTGCTTGGCGTTATCCAAATTATATCTCCGGTAATTTGAGCAGAGATCAATAATGAAAAATTAAAAATTGGTGAAATTATATATGTATTAAAATTCGCTTTTGCTACTACTGCGCTAAAAGAATATACGGTGATTGAATCAGCCGGTACTAATGGGATGCCAGTGATCCATCCTGTATTAGGATCTCCAGTTAACCCCGGCGGCAAATCAATGTAAGAATATCGTAAAGTATTACCATCAAAATCGTGCCCTAACATTTGAAAAGAGAAAAATTCTTTATTTGGAATCTGCCCTATATAGGCTTGTTGTGTTGTCGGATATGTTACGCCGTTACCGTTTGGTGGCAACACATAATAACTATATAATGCTGGGTCAGACGCTATGTTATATGATGCTGGTCGAGTGTTTAGAATGGTAGGAGTTCTAGTGTTTGGTGGAAGGCCCGGACCACCTTGACTTATTGGCGTATTTTGATTTATTACAGTAATGTAATAAGATTGCAGGGCGTTTCCTAAAGGACTATTTAGTGCTAATGAAAATGTATAAGTTCTAATAGTTGGTTCACCAATCGCTATGTTAGGTAAAGTCGCTGTTAAAAATCCTGAACCATTAGTAAGTACGTATACCGGACCATATTGACTGCTACTTAAAGTAAATTGAGTCTCGTTGATAATAGACTGCACATAGTATGTCACACCCGGTACTATAGTACTAAATCCTGTGCCAGTAAATACTATGGATCTGCCAACTAAGAATCCAGCGGTACTTACTACCGTAAGGTAATTACCAGAACTAGTCGTTTCAGTAGCATAAGTAACCACAGTTTCATATGTTATTTGTGTTAGTGGTGGATTTGGATATCCTCTTATTAATCCAGTCTCGTTTATCTCTAGTCCGGGAGGTAAAGTACCTTGCACCACATTAATTATAATTGGATTAGTAGATATTGGATTACTGTATGTTACTTGAAACTCTGTCCAAATACTGTCTAATGTATTTAAAAGTTGCCCGGGTGGTGTAGTAAATATCGGAGATGCGGCATGAGCAATAGTTACTGAAAAGGTTCTGTCTTGTAATCGTGATAAATTGTCGGTAGCTCTAATAGCAAAATTGTATATAGTTTGGGTGCTTAGTACTGCCGTATCTCCGGTCAACAACCCCAAAGCACTCAAACTCCATCCGGGCGGTAAAGAACCACTTAATAACGTATAAGTCACCGCAGTGGCGGGCAATGATGCCGATGCTGAAAATTGAAATGTTATAGGAATAGAACTAGGAAATATTCCTATTGACCCGGGCGGTGTATTCCATACTGGAGCTGTCATTTTATCCTTGCAAGGCCGCTAAGGCTGTGTTATATAGGGCGGTTCTGTCATCCAATCCATTTGTGCCGCCGTTAATGCGTTTAGTCATACCGACAATATCACCTTTATCTGCATAATCATTTAAATTATTTGCACTCCAAAACCAACCCGCACTTGACACAGCACCGGCCGGGGTTTCTAAATATGAAACAGCCTCAGTTAAATCTTTCTTTACTGCTGCTGCATATTTTGTATAATTATCTTTCCCGGTCAATTGAATTAATCCTCGTCCGCAGTATCGATAGCCATCACCTGATGTTTCATTACCGTTACCCATACGGTTTGCATATACTTTATTTGCAATCTTTTCTGGTTGCCGAGCATACGCGGTTGCCGTATCTGCGTTTGGAAAATATTTACCAAATACTTTTTGCAATCCATCAGCACTGTAGTTCAAGTTTTCTTTAGTAAAATTAAACCCACCGGATTCGTGTACTACTTGTGCTAGGAAACTTGCAATACGCTTGACATTATCAAACATATTATAATACTTGCCTACATTGTTTATAGGATCAATATATCCAGATAGTATACTGGCTTTTGTTTTTGGACAAAGTTTTTGTAATATTTCTAAAGTAACCATGTTAGATCAGTCTCCCTCTCAGCTTACCAACTAGTTGATCCAAGGATCTTCGACCATGCATTAGTTGCTACGCATACATATAGATTTCCAGCTGCATCATATGCGACTTGTCCTTCTGCACCAGATGCCGTATTACTTATAGGTGCTGTTGTCCATGTGATTGGCACATTTGATAGATTACTGCCATCACCTACAAAGTAATTTGCGGTAATTACATTGGCATTACTAACGTTACCTGTATAATCTACAATAATATTCGCTGGTGTCGTCAAGTTACCATCTGTACCAAAATGCCATAAACTATTTGTGGTATCTGCTAATGTTTGCATATACGTACCATTAGCATTAGCAATCACATACGATTGTCCGTCATTACTACCTATCTGCGCTCCATCAGTGCCTGCTTGTAGAGTAGTTAAGCCGCCATTATTCCATATAATACCAAAATCCGATAACGTCAAGTTACCATCTGTACCAAAATGCCATAAACTATTTGTGGTATCTGCTAATGTTTGCATGTATGTACCATTAGCATTAGCAATCACATATGATTGCCCGTCATTACTACCTATCTGCGCTCCATCGGTGCCTGCTTGCAGAGTAGTTAAGCCGCCATTATTCCATATAATACCGGCATCCGGTAGCGTTAAGTTGGCGTCACCAAATTGCCACAAATGATTATTAGCATATATCCTTGCATTTGCACCAGTAATCGTGATATTATTGATAGTTCCAGTTCCAAATGCAGCACCATTCGCGTCACCAAAGAAAGTTGATACTAGACCACCACTCGATGCATACGCATTTGTGATTACTCCACTAGTCGGCAGAGTTAGATTTCCAGCACTATCAAATACCCAATTACTTATAACACTATTACTGGTGTCATGGGTTTGTATAATAACGTTGTCTAGTGTTTGCGCTGTACCAATTGTTGTATTACTAAATGTAATATTTCCAGTGTTTCCAGATGTAGCAAACACCCCGTTGGCGTATAATACATTACTGGAGTTTCCGTCTGCACCTATGATATTTAAACCATCAATATTGCTTATGTTATTGCCGTTACCGTAGAAGTAATTGGCAGTAATATTACCTAAAGCGTTTAATGTATTGCTAACTGTAACATTATTTGATGAAAGATTCCCTGTTAAAGTAATATTACCTATATTATAAAGATTGTTAGGAATATCTATTTGTAAAACTTGTGATGAGGTAGTCAATGAAGCATAACTAGCAGTATTTGACCCTATTCCGATCCCTAAAGTGCTTGACTGCACCTGTACGCGAGAAATATTAGCTGTAACTACTACATTTCCCGTAGGAGAGCTAACGGTGATGCCGGCACCGGCAGTTTGATTTACCGAAAGTACAGTGTTTGACGACACCGCAGAAAATAACTGAGTAAAGTTATTTTGTACTTTTTGAAATGCAGTTCTTATTGCATCTGCGCCAGGGTCGTTTGGGAATGCACCGAAATCTATGTTTTGCTGCGACAGGGGAGTTCTCCTTATTATCGTATATTACATATATTTATCGTTAGTTAGTAATTTACAGTTTGCTATACAAAAAAATACCCGGACTAGCCGGGTATTTTTAATAAGTAGTCGTTAATTACTTGATAGCGGCTAATCTTTGCATTGTCTGCATTATTGAACCGTCGGCAAAGCTTGGCTTAGTCTGAGTGTGAGGCAGAGTTGTTTGGTCACGCTTAGGCTTATTAAGACCACCGGCAATTACTTGTGTCATGAACTCAATGTCTTGCTCAAAAGTAGTGTCAGATACAGAGTTACCTGGGCCTGCTTTGTTGGCCCACTCATCTAATTTTTCAGATTCATCATCTTTATCAAGTAATTCTTTTTCTTTTTTTTCTTTTCTGTCTCGGTCAGCACGGTCGTACATACTATCAATGTATTGTTCGGGTGTGATCCCGTCTGGTATGTGATCATTCCAACCTTCATCTAATTCTTCACACTGACAGTTTGACTTATGGCATACTGAACATTTCTCGGTTTCTTCGTTCTTTGGTGGAAAAAGACGTTTCAAGAAGGCAGCAGTATCTTTAGCGTGTTGTTCTCTACCACCAGGATATTTTTCGCTATATCTACCTTCTCTATCTTTTTCTGCTGCATTAGCTTTAGCATAACGCGATGCTCTTGCATTAAATTCTGGAGTACCTTCATCAACCTGCTCGGCTTCCATCATATCTTCGTCCATATCATCTTCAGCTACAGGATTATCACCTTGCGATTTGTCATACATTGCACCTGCATAGTTCTGAGCAGTATTACCCTTAGTTGCATTAGTAGCGTTTGCTGAACCGTTGTCTGGTGGATTTTGTGGCTGAGTATCATCTTCTGCTACTTGGTACATCATCTGATCTTCAGTCTGCACTTCATCCATTCTGCCTGGGCAAGCACATTCCATCATACCGCATTCGTTGCAACCTTCTTCGTGATCATGTTCTTCATCTGCGTAATCACTGCTGTCATGATCCCGAGTATGACCTCCCATCTTTCTAATCAGCGACATCATATCGTCATGGTCATCAACTACGTCAATGCTAGGGGAGTTTGTTGATTTTACGACTGCAACTTCTTCCTCGCCATCTGCTGAATGATCGGCGTGACTAAACATACCCATTCCAGCTTTCTTTATAATGCTCATTAATTCATCAGCAGCATGATCTGTGGCACTTACTGTTACAGACTTTGGCTGACCTTCTTGATCACTTACCGAAACGCTTAATCCTTCATTGATATCATTATATTCTGTCAATAAGTTACTTAATTGTGCATCCCATGATTCAAATGCTAGACTACTCGTATCTTTATAAGTACGTCCGCCCATTTTGAACTTTTCTCCCTTACGATGATGTGCTAACGCACCAGTGAAAGCATTGCCCTCATCCATATCACTTTCATCAAGTTCAGGAGTATGAGCGCCAAAGCTAGCCATATCATCAACTACATGGCGTGACTCATCCATATCACTCATATCCTTATGAACGCCGTGTACTAAGCCGTGAATTGGCATCATCTTACCATAGCATTCATCTAAGCCTGCTTTGTAGCCTTCATGATACATATGATGTTCATCTGAACCTTCATCAAAAGGACAATTGTAACCGTGCTTAGCCAAAGCGTGTGCTTTACCAAAATGCTGAGCAGCTTCCAATCTGTGTTCGTGGCTTTCTTTTAGCTTCTTTTTCTTCATTTTCTTTTTTTCATCATATTCGATGTCTTTGGTAACTTTTTTTCCAGCTTTTTCGGCCCTCTTGTCATCCTTACCTTTGTGATACATATCGTATTCTAAATCTTTGGTAACTTTCTTGCCGGCTTTCTCGGCTTTATTATCAGCCTTTGCACGACCTTCATTGGTTGCAGTATGAGTAACATCTGCCAAATGTGCATCGATTCCAGAAGTTGATTTTAATTTCCATTTTTCAGCAGCCTTTTTTGCTGCTTCATATGAAGTTTTTGCCTTTACTTCACACTTTCCTTTCTTAACATGTACACAGATGTACGGTCTTTCTGCACCTGCACTTTCAAATGTTTTTGTATTTCTTCCCATACCTATTCCTCCTCTACCTGTACCTGATACACCTGCATTGCTTGGAGATTCTGCTTCTAATGTAGTCTGACTGCGGCCAGCGCCCAATGCCGCACCACTGACATCTACGCCACCGGTGTGGGGAATTTCTGCTTCTTTTACTTTGCCCCAACCGCTTTTAGCGCGAATAGCAAATGCTAATTCTTTCATCTTAGTAAATGCAGGTGATCCCTTCTTATGAGGACCGCTTGCTTTTAATTTGTTATACTGTGACATCAATTCTGATTTATTCTTGCCTTTAAACATCCCTTTCTTTTCAGGATTAAGCTCGATGCCACCTTCAATCTTTTCATCAAGATTATCTTCAGCCATTTTTTGCATTCCTGATTGTTGGTTAGGTTGCGTACTAGTAGAAGGTGTTTTAGTTTGATTAGTAGTCTGTGGTTGATTTTGGCTCTGATTCTGTTGACCTGTTTGCTGCGGCATAACAACTTGAACTTTTGCAGGGTCAAGTGATTGCAACATTTTTTTAACATCTGGATCTTGGCTAGTAATGACACCGGTACCAGCTTGTTTATTTCCCGGAGCCATTAATGCAACTGGCTTTGATCCTTGGGCATCTTCACTGAGTTTGTTAAACACGCTCTTCAATGAGGTAGTTGATTCGTTAATTACTTTCTTTCCTGCTTTAGGAGTAGTATTAGGTTCTCTAACATGCTTATGGACCTTAACAGGTTTTTCTTTTCCCTGAACTTCAGAGAGTTTTGCTAACATTTTTTTCATATCCATTGGTATAATCCTTTATAATCTTGATTTTGCGCCGATTGGTGGCTTGGCTGGTCTGCTAATTTTTGACATTGGACTCTTGTCACCCAACTGCTTATCATCTAAGTATGGTTTAAAAGGATCAAATGCAGCTTTAGTTTCTTTGCCTGCATAAGGAATATTAATTTTATCATTCTTTGCCTGATCTTTGATACTAGTTAAGTAAGAATCTGCATATGCTTTACTTGCTTCTTTGCCATTGTCTTCCATTTTTTCATGTGTAAGAATTGGGCTGTGTTTCATCTGATTAGCATACAATTCTGTTTCTTGATCTATGCTATCATCATATTTTGTAGCTACCATACGCACCATATTTAAATTATGACCTAATAATTGTGCCATCTGTTGAATCATTGGCTCAGTTGCAGGATATCTAAACTTAGCCTTGATGATGCAAACTTTCTGATTCTCTAAATCAGGAAATCCATATGGAGACTTCTGAATAGGGGTGTGTGCTGGTTTGCTAATTTCTAGTGGATCGAATTTACTAAGATTATATGTAAATAACTCCAAGAAGTTATCGGTAACATCTCCAGCAAGTTTTATGGTGTAATCGTATGTGTGGATGCTTTCTGCAATATAGCTTTTCAAACTTTTCATAAATAACCTCTATGTACTAGTATTATTTATCTTTGGTAGATTGAATTTACATTTGTCTCCGTGCCACCGTTTATACATTCCTAAGCTGCACGTTTTTCCACAATGCTCGCATTGTGTTTTTAATTGTGATGGGTGCTTTCCTTCTGCTAATCTCTTTAAGTTAGAATTTCTTTGTATTTCCCCACCGAAAAAATGGTGTGTTTTATTCAATATTCGTGTATCATTATCTCTTAGCAGGTTATGAGTACCATCCTTAACTCTACGTCTGCTCGTTTTACTTTGTATTTTTCCTCCTAAAAAATTATGTGTCTTATTTTCTACTGCTTTCTTGCACTTTTCAATCTGCCATTGCTTATCTAAAAAACGATGATTCCGGTCCTCCAGACGTTTTTTCTCTCTTATTTTAGCAGCTTCTACGATTTTGGGGTCTTGTGAAGGGTGTCTGCCTTCTCGTAGCAATTGTTCATTGAATGCAGGGCCTACCCAATGGTGTGTTCCGTTTGATATTCTTTCTGCATTAGATTTGCGTTGCGCTTCCCCACTTAAAAAAGGATGTGTGCCGTTTTCTACCATCCTCAATGCATTTAATTTTGCGAGTGACGATTTTTCATCAGGAGATATCTTCATATTTCTAGAAATTAATAAGCAAGCTGACCAATCTCCTTGTGAATAATGTATATCGTAATGTTCTTGAATTCGGACGGCTTTTAGATTTTTAGGGTCATTATTGTGGTGATTTCCGTCCAAGTGATGAATTTCATACGAACGGCCATTCTCTTCTTTAGGAATTGGACCATAATGATTTTCGTATATTTTACGATAGTTGGTAGTGTTACAATAAATACACATATCACTAATCCTGATTTTTACCATTCAGAATCTTAAGTAGTTCGTTGCGATCTAGCTTTTTACCTTCCCCTAAAGGGGTAGCATCTATTTCTTCGTTCTTAACTGCCATTTTTTGATCTAGTACTGCTTTTTTAAGCTGTAGCTCAATAGTCTTTAACTTCTTGTTAATTTTGGCAGTTTTTGCGGTAATAGCATGACCTAACAGATTGCTAGCCACACTGAAGATTTCGCTACTGAATCTGCTATCCACCTGCATGCCAAGATCCATTAAATCTTTGTAACTAGATGTGGCGATATTTGCTAGCTCATCCATCTCTATGTCTGACATCTCTAGCCCGCGAACTTGGGGTAGTGCGTTCTCAATTTTCTCTAGATTATTGAGTGCCTCAGAGGTTATTTCTTGCCCAATTTCTAAAACGGGCATTTCTGGGTTTTCGGTGTTAGGACCAATATTAAATAATTCTTCTAGTTTTCGATTGCTCATTAAGTATTTAATCGGGTAAAATTGTTATCTACTTTTTGACTTAAAAAAGAGGTCGTCTTCCGTAATTACGCGAAAGATTAATCCTTGCTGTTTGCAATATGCCTTTGCTGCTGCCCATTTAATATGATTTAATGCAACTACTGCTCTATCTCTCGCATTAGTTACTTTGCTTTCTATGATACTTTGTTTTTTAGGTTTAATCTCTACGATTTCCGCTACTTGCCTGCCACCAACTGTCTCATACAATACAAAGAAGTCGGGAACATACACGGTACCTTTACCTGTGAATGGATTTTTATATGGTATTTTAATAGGTTCGCTAGCCCAATTAATTACTTTATCGTGACTATCACAGAACATCATAAACGTTAATTCCCACCCTGAACGATAGTAAGGTTTATGATTACCTACATATTTTTGTGGATTTTTTGGAGTGAAAAACGCTTGTGCATATCTAGGCATATTACTGCACTACATTTCTTGCTGCGTTTTGATTTGGTTGTGGAATAACACTTATACCATATAACGCTGTCTTTGACTTAAAACTATTCAAGTAATAACAAATAAGACTGTTCATCTTCAACAAGCCCTGTGATGTAGCTGTGCTACCAGTGCTTATAGCTTTTAATAAAGTTACAACAGGTATGTTTGTTTTTTGTGAGATTAGAAAAAACAGATATGTAAAGTTTTTTGCTACCGTAGTAGAGGTGCAGACATTTAAAAAATATCCATTTACCATATCAAATTCATTAGAAGGCACAACTAATTGATTGCTGTAGAAAGAATCAAAGATTCTTACAGTTCTATCTACTGATAATGCGCTGTTGTCTATTGTGATTGCCATAACACTATTTATGCAAAGTGAAAATGACTACACTTATGCATTATATCCGGGAATTTCTGGTGCAAAGCCTAAACTACCATCATTATAAGGCTGCACCCCATTCACTTGCACACCTGCAGTTTGTGGTGATCCTGCCATACCTGTGCCAGCAAGTAGACTGTTTGGATCAGAATCAAAACTATATGGCGGAATATTAATTGGATCTAATTGCGGTCCACTTCCATCTGGTGCAATAGCAGGAGCAGAGGCCAATCCAGCTGGTCCAGGACTAGTGCTAGGCCCGGGCATACTGAATAGCGCATTTCTAGTACCTGCTTGTGCAACTTGATTTTCTGTTGCATTTTGTAATTGAGCATTGATAGCCCCTGATTGGCTAAGTATAGAGTCAAGTTGGTTGGCATTAGTAGCATAGTTTGTGGTTGATGGACCACTCTTGGGTATTGGATTAGTCGTTGACGGTCTTCTTAGAGAGTTAACTGTACCACCCGGCGTAACAGAATCAAGTCCTTGATTAGTAATCACTCCGCTTTGTGAACCTTCTGGAGTGATTGGGCTAAGCTTTCTGTCATACGTAGGTTCTTGACCAAACCCGGAAACAATATTGCCTGGTTCAGCGCCGTCTAATGATCCCTCGTTGTACACAACAGTTTCATAATCTAACGTCATAGTGTTTTTCATTACACCGGCACCATCATCGTAATTATAAGTATCATGTCCAAATTGAGTAATGATTGGGTTAATTAGGGTATACGCTAAAAAGTTGTGGCGTTGTAATCCAAACACTGTTATATTCTTAAAGAAAGGAGTTTTAGTATTGGAACTTGAAGATGGAACATTAGTATCCCCTATGTATCCCCAATTATTAGGATTGGGCAATGCGGAAGAAGGTACATATTGTGTTCTAAGTTGGTAATTTGTTAATGTTGATACTTGTCTTTGTCCTCCACTAGGCGGGGCAAGACATGCATCATTAGCAGTACCCGAGTTACCACTGAATAATACTGCTGGCAGAGATCCATCAGCATAATAATATGTATAATATGCAGCCCACATACTAGCAATTGTATTGCTCATATCGTCATGGAATGTAAAATTAACCGGATCATATTTAATCTTAGTTTGTACGATTCTCTTTCTATTGTACTGATTAAGTTGATGTGTAGTAAATGTATAGCTAGGTAGCTTTACTTCTTTAACTAATATTCCAATTAAATTTGTTTGTCCAGGGAAATCGGGCGCATAGGCTTCAGGATTTATTTCAAAATATACATGAAATAAGAATTTTTGTTTGGGTGCATTGGCAAATGCATTAGACCCAAATATTTGAGAGGCGTGTCTAAAATCAGCGAGTGAGTGAGCGGCGGTGTTTCGCTCTACAGATTGACCACTATAACCTATTGCCATAATATTATAATCCTATTCACGGTATTAGCGTGAATAGGATTTTTCTCTTATTATTGAAGTCCACCGATGCCGGTGGACGAATCTTGTGGATATGCTGGGGTTCTGAATACTTCTGGTGTACCAACACCTGCAAGGATTCCATTCTCAAGCTGTACTGCGTTGTCATAGCGTAGTGTCAATCCAATAGTTACTGCTTCGCTTGTAGCGTAGTTTAGCGTCTGATAGTTTGCAGACTTGAGGAAGCAACCATAGAGTTGCCACTCTTCCAATACTACTGGAGCGTAGATACCGTTACCGCCGTCAAGCACCTGAATGTTTGTCTCAAACTTGTAGTCTTGACCTGCGGCTGCTGAAGCCTGCTCAACAAAGTTCATTTGTTTCTGTAACTGATCTCCAAGAGCTTGAGACACCGTGCCCGAAGCATCATCTCTGATAGTCATGGTCAATTCTGACCAAGTATGCTTACCAGCAAGATAAATGCGTGAGTTATAAACGTTTAATGTAATTTCGTCAAACGATAAGTTTGGACGTTGACATTCCATTACTTGTTTAGTTAAAGCTAAACCGTCATTACCTAAACCAAGATTTATGAAGTTTACTCTAAATCTAAATTGAAGCTTAGGCATTAACAAGCCTTGGTTGCCGCCCGAGTTATCTCCTGCGACTGTCATGTTGAACAAACTTTGTGAGGCTATTGCCATATTAATTCTCCTAATATACTGTATTTAGTCTAGGCACTACTTGTCCATAGTGCCTAGCCTATTATCTCTTTTTACTGACCTGCATTATTCCCCAACGCGCCTGTTGCCAAAACACGAACCGGGATATAGATAAACTCGGCAGCCTTAACAGGCTCAATTGCACAGTCTACCCATAGCTCATTAGCATCAATTCTCGCAGGTGTGTTGTTTGAAGCATCGCAGACTACCAAGTAGTCATAGATACCACGCTTTGCTACTAAGTCAATAAAGAATGTTTGGATAACACCGGATATTGCCTTTCTTGTGATACTATCATTAGGTTCAAACACAAACGGTCTCGCTGCAATCGTCAATTGACGACGAATAAAGCAAATTAATCTTGCAACATTCGTTCTATCCAATGCACTGCTTGACGCAAAGCTTGTTATGTTACCATAATTAAGCAAGCCTTGACCTGTAAAGAACACTAATGGGTTGATGTTGTTTTGATAAAGAACATCACGAATACCCTGACTAGTCTTGATTGATACGTATGCACCGGTCTGTGCATTTACATAACCAATCGATGTAGCATTAGTAATAATACCTCTGCGTGTACCTGCCGCCGCTAACCAAGGATAAGCCACTTGGTCATTGTACAAGAATGTACTCAGCATCATGTGTGATGGGGGTACAGCAACTTGGTTGCCACTTAAGTCTATTGATGACCCTGACGGATAGAATAGTCCAAGATATGTATTTCTTGTTACACATCCATCTAGCCCAGTTGATGCTGCGCCTGCTGCGTTTCTAGCCCAAGCTTGAATTGCAGTTGCATCATTAGGTAGAGTCATTGGCGTGTCACCCAAGATATAACTTGTGTCGCCGCGATCATCGTTGAGTATTACCATGTCTGGCTGTAATTCAGGATAATTTGGGCAAGCCTGCAAGTTGAAGTAGTTATCTTCATCTCTCACATCTACATTGGTTTCAATTGCTGTACGCAATGATTTTACAACCATTGCTCTTTGAGCCTTGCTACCCATGTAAGGTGCACCATTTGCCTGATTACCACTTTGTGTTACCCATGCGCTTGTTTGTGTTGGTAAAACCTGATCAGGGAACGAATTAGCATTGAAGTAATTAACTTCATATGCCTTAACATTATAACCTGAACGTCTTGTGTTCCACAACAACATGCCTACTGGATATAGATTAGGCAACGGTGCGTCTAAGTCTAGATAGTCACTTGCCAACAAGCTTTGAATTGTTGGAATTGGGTCAGTTGCTGGGTTTATGTCACCATTTGGTGCCCAACGTGCATCTTCAAAGATGATACCGGAAGAGCTTACGCTATCTGTATTGCTTAACAATACCCACTGATCCATACCGTTATAATTCTGCCAACGCTGGACTAACGGATAGTTATTCAGATCAGCCGTGTCAATCCAAAGATCACCATACGCTAACGCAGTGCCATCACTTTGTGTTGTTGGTGCGCTGAACGAAACAATTGGTCCATTTGGATCTGTTTGATCTGAGCCAGGAATTGGGAACCCTGCGCTGCTGTAAGCACTATTTAAGTACCCCATCCAACCATCCGGGGTATTTACCATGATATCAACTTGAGTTGGATCACTGTAGTACCACAACGTACCATTAGCTGGTGCAACGAACGGAGCACCTAAGCTTGCAGTGTATGCTGGATACAATGGTACCCAACTGCTAATTTGTGTAGAGTAACTGACTGCTGCGGTTCCTGACACCCACTGAACAGCGGTGACAGCTCCGGCATTTACTCCAGTTACGATGACAGTTAGATCACTTCCACCACCCAAATCACTACCGTTAAACGTCACTTCATCGCCCACAACATGACCTGTTCCCGGCGCAACAAAAGTTGTATTGGCTACAATATATTGTCCATATAGATTAGCTACATTAATTTGTAATCCAGTGCCCGAACCTGTTGTACTTGCTTGTACAGGAGTAAATTGCGGAGTAGGAGAGAATCCATTCTTAACATTTACATCACCTGTTACAAATCCTGCACCACTCATTAATTCAAATGAGCCGCCGGCAGTGTAATCATAATCATCTACTACAATTACGCCACCTGTCGTGTGAGTAAGAACAATTGAACCCGATGAATTTACGGTTGCCGCTGTGTAAGGTACTCCCGATGCATACCACTGAGTCACAAAACTAGAACCGTCTGTGACACCCGACAAGTTCATTGTGTAAGGACCGGACAAGGTAGTTGATGACGGTACCGAAACATAAATGCTTGCAGTGTCACCTGACATGTATGAGAATGTAGGACTTGCTACGCTACCTGCAGCTACTGTTACGCCTGCAGTTGATCTTGTCCAAAGATATACAGGACCCTGATTAGTGTCTCCGTCATATCCATATTGAGCATAAACTGTGCCGGTTGCAATTGCTGCCCCGCCAGTAGAATCTAGTGCAGCGTCAACTGCCCAGTCACTAGTTGACAGAGTTGCATTTTTTGATCTCCACGACTGTGAAGTACTGCTCCACTGACTTACTGTTGGTAATAGACCGTTCCCAGAAGAACCAACCTTTACCCATACTGAACCAGATGGTGCCGGTGTCGCTTGACCAGTCTGCCATAATGGCTGCTGAGCAGATGTGCCATATACGAACTGCGGTTGCTGGTAAGTCCCGGCAGTAATACCAATACCGGTACTAGTATTTGAAAGAACTGTACCTGTGTTTGCACTAACAACAATAGAATACGTACCAGTATTTTGGTAAGACTGGCTAGAGAACAACTGAAGTCTACCATTTACTACCTGTGCTGATAATCCTGTCCAACCTAACGTGTTGATTAATCCAGCTAAGCCAGCAACAGTATTGTTTGGAGAACTAGGCACTGTTATAAGCGTTCTACCAGTAGTAGTAGTATTAGTTGGATTGTTTAAGTTAAGATAAAAGCTGTCACCAACGTTTAGTGTTGGATTTGATTGAGTACCTACTACAGTCGGCACAGAATTCATCCATGACAATGAACCAACCGGTACCCATTCATTATTCGTGTTCTTATAGAAGAACTGCTGACCCGATGTTGCAGCAGGACCCATATCACTGTCGATTGGAGTCGCAACTACACAATAGTCACCAATTGTTCCCAAACTACTTACTGGAACTCCACCTGAAGTATAAGCAGTATAATTGTCTGAATTAATGACAATTGGAGATTGTGCATTGAATGTGCCAGTTACATTACTAAACTCATACATGCCCCAAGTTGAGCTTGATGTGTTTAACCACCATGACCCATTAGCAGGATCACCCAATGGGCGACCAACTGAACCAATTAGTGAGGCTAAGTCAATACCTGCTCTTATAACATAAATCTGATTAGTCAACCCAAGAGCATAGTAAGCTGCTAGGAGACCGTATTCGTTTAATTCATAACCGTTAATTGGAGTGCCGTTCGTTGTATTATAGAAGAATGGGTTACCAAACAATGATACTAAGTCGGATTGACTCGTAACTAATGTCAATGTATTTGCATTTGCAGGGATAGTTCCAACTGCAACTGTCCCCGGAGAATTTGGGTTCGTTTTATTCGCTGCCGTAGCTAACAGTACGAATGGGACTGAATTTGTAGCGCCTGAAAGATACTGTGATTGATCTACGATAGTAACTTGTACGCCGGGTGATACTAATGCCATATTAAGATTCCTTGTGTAATATTTTGAGGTTTACAACCTGATTGCTTAATATTATTTATGAAAATATTTAAAAAACACGGAGATAGCGGACCTTCGAAGGTCTAAATACATGTATGGCTATACAAAGACCTATATGTAAAGAATGTAATAAGAATTATTCAGCCGTTAACTATAAAAAGAACGGCATTACGCACTACCGAAGCATTTGTGACCGATGCGGTAGTAAGAGGTCTAAATCTAGACCTAAAATTCCTCTTTGGGAAAAAAGCAGTTACAAGAAAAAACCCGCATGCGATAGCTGCGGGTTCAAGAGTTTGTATCCTACACAAATGCTAGTGTTTCACATTGACGGAAACTTAAAGAATATATCACTGTCTAATTTAAGAACTATATGCCTAAATTGCGTAGAAGTTGTCAAGCGTAAAGAATTGACTTGGAAACGCGGTGACTTACAAATTGACTATTGATAAAGGTTCACGGGCTGGCGTAAAACATTTTCAATTTGTTCATGTAGCTCTGTTATTGTCTTGTTATTATCCAGGTTATAATCATACTCTAACCCAACACTGCTGTATTCGCTAGCATGGATGTTTAGATTATTCAATAGTTTTCTGCATTCATACTTAATATCATCATTAGTAGTTACATTCAACAGGCTAGCAATTGGTAACCATTTAGGAATCTCGCCTCGATGACAACGTACAGTCATGCCACCTGCACCCTTGATAGCTTTCAACTCATTTGGAAAGCGACAGTCAGTGATGACAATATCTTCTTTAGTGTTGCGTAGCTTGTTCTCTACTGACGCAACCCAAATATCATTGTGGAAGCCTTGGCGACAGACTTCAGTTCCCCATCGCTGTAGAACCCAACGAGGGGTAAGATTGGGAATACCAAGACGATTGGACCACCACTCGTCTACTTGTTCACGCCATTCTCGGCTGTGCTTAGTTGAACCTTCAAGAAGTTCACGATTCCAATCAAATACCGCAGCAACTGCGTCTTTGAGGGTGCCTGCAAAACTCATGCGCTTGTAGCCATGAAATGTGCAGAGATAGTCTGCTGCGGTGTCTTTGCCTGATCCGATTAGCCCCGTGATGCCCACAATCATCAAGTTGTTCCTTTATGTTTAAAGTTGTCACCGTGCCATCTAGAATATTCATAGCATCTATTGACTTAGCATAATGATAGCAAACTTTCTTTGTGGTGTCAAGTGACCACAGATCCAAATTAACTTATCCTTGGATCCATGTCAGGGGCTGACTGTAATCCTGATATTCTCTCAAGTCTTTAAGCAATCTGTCTTGCAACGACATTCCCTGTTGTTTCATAGCAGCGCCATTAAGTGAGGTGCCACCACCTGGACCATTGATGCTTGCAAACTTCTCACGGGCCTCGCCTAGAATGATTTGGCAAGTAGCCAAGATAAAGTCACCGATCCATACACCAGCACCGGGGTCTTGCAATAGTTCTAATTCAGGACGTTGAACATCGCCCCAAATAAGAATTCGCTCAC